CGTATTATCCTGATTGTCTGGATTTGTTTGGGAATCCATCTCGTAATAATTCTGTTCATAATGAAATCGGAACTTCTTGGACTAGAGGAGGAGCTTATATGAAGTATACTACGCTATGGGGAGATAGGATGGATAAATGGGAACCAGAGATCACTAATGGTAGTACACCTGAGCGTGTTAATGTTAAATGGAACTATAAGAGTAAAGGTGATTTTGTTGTTATAGAAGGGGATATTTCAGGCTTGGATTCTTCAATTAGTGCTATGGCATTGGTGATGTATATGATGTTCGCTCAATACTTTATTCATCGGGATGATAGGAGTCATGCATACAGAATATTTCAGTATATTTTAGAAACATGTTCGGAGCAGTTGGCTGGCAAAGTAGTTCGATGGATCATGGATTATATGATATTGATGGGCTACATGCCAAGCGGTTCATTAGAAACTTCTCATGGTAATACATGGATTATGATAAATTTTTATTGGTTAAGTTATATATTCCATGAAATGAGCATAGCAACAATACAGATTCGGAAAAAGATATGGCATTATATGAAATTGAGAATGATTATAGCACTTATCTTTGGAGATGATTTTCTGGCCAGTTTTCATGAAAGTTTGTTGGAGGCACCACTAAGTGTGGAACGATTCGCGCAGTATATAAAACTTAAACATGATGTTACAATGAAAAACTTCGCGACTCATAGATCCTTGGTGACATATCTGAGAGTAGTAGACAGTGAAGTTGTAGGATTCGACTATAGAGGACCATCTTATTTAAAACGGAGATTTTTAGATAGTCGTAACTTCATGTTACATCATGTAGACCCTAAAATTGCAGATATAGTCCCATGGCGGCCTTTTCCTCAGTATCAATGGAGAGCAGGAATCCCATTGGATAGAGCCGCTCCTCTGTATAGAAATCTTCCTCGACTGCTAGGACTTATGTACGATACCCTAGGTGTAGATCCTGTGGCGTATGCTTATTTAAAGTTTTTGTTTATACATACATATGCTTTAGGTTGTAGGATGGAGTCAGAAGAGAAATTGCTCGCGGATATGCGTGAATGGATGAAAGAAGACAATCATTATCTTCGTAAAATTGGATATCGTTTGGAAACTCTAGAATGTCCTAGTAGAGAATTCCTTTTGTCATTAAATAGGTTAGATCGAAATTATCACCGTCCTCGATTTCCTACGATTCGAACATGGCAAGAGGCAATGTTAGATGAAGAGTATTATTTTAGATAGATGTGTGTTTAAATGTGATGAAAATCACGGCGTTAGCTATT